ACCATTCTTTAAAAGATTCAACTTTTGAGCATTTGTATAGTCTGTCTTATAGGCTTGTACGTGTATGCATAGTGCCAAGTAATCATAATATTTGGGGTCTACATTATCAAGGTCGCTCCAAACTGTTATAGCCTTTGCCAGTGGCAATAGCTTGGTAAACTGCCTGTCTATAGCGTATGCCATTGCCTCGGTACTATGATTTTGAAGATTTGGTGGTAAAGTGAGATAGCTTGCTCTAGTCTCTCCTAGTTTTTTCATAGCAGACCTCCGTATGTAAGAACTATGTCTGTCTCAGGACATATACCTACTTCGTATGCATTTTCCATTTCTATAAAACTCTCTGGTGCTTCTATGTCTATTCTTGCTGCACCTGCCGCCATTGCATAAGTTACTATATTGTTAGGATTAATTGGCGCACCTATGCTTGATGCTGTTGCAATCGTAAATTCTTTTATTGCATCCTGAATTGCCTCTTTAAGAGTATCTTCTGAGTCCTCATTTTCTGCATCGATATAATAGGTAGCTGTTATCGTGTAAGCGTGTGCTACCGCTGGCAATACCTTTATCATGTCTGTATCTGGGAATTGGCGTGACTCTAGTATGTAATTCTCTACATTTGTGCAATAGTTAGTGGATGGTATCGCACCATTCTGTAATATGATGTATATTTGAACTAATGCTTCATCGTTGGTGATGCATTTCACATCAGCTATTGCACTTGAATATTCTTTCACTTTTGCTTCATAAGCTCCGACTGGTCCAGCGTTCGAAAATGTGTACGGCTTATTTAAAATAACCTCTCGCAGTTCATCGTTTGTATATTCATCATGACCGCCTGATGTAGCAGTTGTGTTTGTTGCGCTTGAAACATAATTCACGGGATCTACTATTGTGGTTAGTTGCCCTATAGCATAATTGTTTCCAAGTGTTCCCTCCTCGGTGCATTTGACGCTTACTGTTCCGTTAAGCTCTCCTGCTGCAATAACTAAGTCTTCTGTGGTGGCAAAGAATACATTATCTCCTGCACTTACTCTTGTTCCCTCTGGTATAGTGGTGTCTGTTGGTTGCACTGCTGACAGGCTAAATTTTACCTCACAGCTTGCCGCCTCTTTTCCGCTCTCAAATATGCCTAGATTTGCAGCCCAGTTTTTTAAATATGGTCCATACATATAAGGCAAAAAATTTTGACGCATACACAAGTTGATGTATTGGGCGAATAAATAAAATTCACCGCCTATCGCATCTAGTATTAGTCGTCTTTCGTCTGTTGCTGCCAGCGTAAAATCGTCTAGTCCTTCTAACTCAGCAAACTTATTTTCAAAATCTGCTGTTAGCTCACCTTGTATCTTTTCAAGGGTTATTTCTTGTTCTTTTAAAACGTTTATTTCTGGTAATCCATTAAATACACTAAGGTCTAACATTGACAACTATCCTCGCTTTCTCGTCTTTATATGTAACCTCTGTACATAAGATTCTTTCATCCCAGTTGTCTATTTGCGACATAACATCAGATGCATACTTATTGGCTTCTACTGGGGAGTTATCTCTCGGGGTTACTGTCTTTAATCCCATCGCTCTCCTAAAAGGACACGTACCTATTGGTGTTTGAACTATGGATTTAACGGATCTATAAATAGAATCCTGTTCATAGGCATTTAACCCTGTAGCTTTTTCAATGTAAATATTGTTTTCCATACTGTCTCCTTTAAGCTGGGATGGTTAGTACTTGCCCTGGGTAAATCAGATTTGCATTTTTAACTGTTCCTTTGTTGGCATTAAATATCTTGCTATACTGAGAACCCTTGCCGTAAAATTGTTTGGCTATATTCCAGAGACAATCATCTTTTTTGACTGTGTATGTGCTACCTCCTGTTGCAGCTGGGACTTGCGCTGTAGAGCCTTTATATTTTTTGCTTCTTGAAAAAGCGAACTTGCCAGCCGAAACGCTGCTTTGCGCTGTCTCTTTCATTGTGACTGATGTTTTAATCTCAATGATTCTTCCATCCCTAAATATCTTTTCTATATCACTTGAAAGTTCTGTGATGCACCATTTATAATTGCCCTGCCTTTTTCCGCCTAAAACAAATTCTTGCGCTGTACCAGATTTAAGCATTGAGTAAAGTTTTTGGTATTCTGTCTCAGGGCTATATCCTAGGTTTGCTGAAAGTATTATTGTCATTTGGTATTCTGGCGCACCTAAAGAGGTAAACTCTAGCACTGGATTTTCTAATGGTCTTTGATGCTCTGAATAGTTGGCAGATACAGTTCTTTTCAATCCACTAAAAGAAATTGCTTTAAGTACTCCGTTGTCTGAATTAACTTTAAAAGATATATCTCCTAAATTTCCTATGTTACCCATGGATTAACCTCCTATGTTGGTGGTTCGGTTTCATCCTCGCCCTCTTCTGCTTTCCACGTATAATGATGTGTATGGGTTTCTAAATCTATGCCGCCAGCTTTTACAGATGAAGCAGTGATGCCCTTTGCCGCCATGCTGCCATTGATAGTTACATTAGAGCCTTTCAGTGTGAATGCTCCAGCACCTATAGAACTTGGAGTGCTGCCATTTGCATAAATACGACCTAGAATCACACTTCTTGTTACTTTTGTTCCGTCCTCATCCAGCAACACGGCTACTTGTTCCCCCACTTTTGGAAATGTGGTTACACGTTCCATGAATGGAATATCTGATATAATTGCATTTCCTCTATCTGGGATGATAATATCCGCCAGTCCTGATGATGATTTCATTACTGAAATTGTTCCAAAATATAAATTGACCATTTGTACTCCTAAAAGCTTGGTATTACTCTATGTGCATTGACCTGGCAAGTGTACTTTTCGGACTTTGCGTGGGTTACACTATCAATGAAATAATTACCATCTAATTGCCCTGCGCCGCTCAGTGTAAATACATCTGTTGCGTAATAGTCTGGGTTGCCTTGACAGGTGAAAGATATTGTACAAGCCTCCCTCATTGACTTTCTCAGTTCAGCTTTTGCCTTTATCTCTGCATCCCCTACACTCTCTGCCTTGGTGTTCACGCTCAATACTCTTGTGCCTGGTTCACCATCCAGCGTGTATTTGTATGTATAGGTTTCTTTTTTCTTGCCACTGGTATATTGCATTTCTACAGCGTCATACACATTTAATATCTTAGTTTGAAAACGATAGGTGTATAATTCGCCTAAGTCTATTTCATGCCTCGGTAACTGTTCTTCATAAGTGGTTAGGTCGTATATAATCAGCTGGTCGTTATATACTTTCATTGCAAGACCGTTAGACTCTGCCAACTTAAAAAGAAATGTCATGTCTGTTTGACCTGATTGCGATTCTTCCTCGATAGAGATTTCAGAACCATCGTACTGTAATGTGATTCCAGCTGCGGTTGAAATATCAATTGCAATCTGTCTTAATGTTGTCTTTTTCCAGGTTTTAGTTTTAGTAGTCACTGAAAAGTCCTGATTGATTGGGAGTGATATTCCTTTTAAGCTTGCACTGTTTGGAAGTCCGCTTGCCTCGTATGAATCAATGTAGAATTTGCCACATTTGTGTTCGCCAGCTTTACCACCTGCGTACCATGCTACAACTTGTATGGTTGCTTCTATCTCATCCTCTGGATAAGGATAGTAATTGTTCAACCATCTCTTATCCTGATTCTGTAGATTTAATGAAATAGTATCAGCTGTGCCACTTGCGTTGTCTGTGTAGCTCCATGACTCACAGTCTTTTGTGAGTTCATCAGTTTCGCCTGATTTGTTGTAAACAATATTCAGTTCTGCTCTTGGTGTAATATCTCCCATGTCTACATTCTCCACGCTGGCAAATCAGTTGATTCTACTTGTGTATTGATTACAGGACACCATAACTTAACTCCTGCCTCAAATATCCATGTTTCTAAATACTGCCAGTTCTCTTTAGCTTCCATGATTACTGATTCTTGGTACTCGTCGCCATAAACTTTGTAGGCTATGTAATCCCATGTATCACCTTCAGCTGTTATGTAATAATATCCGCCCATTTCTTAGCTCCTTATACTCCGAATGCTGTTCTTGCGTTCTCACGCATATAATCATTCATCATAGTTCTAAATTCTTGCATTGACATTCTAAGTCCTGACTGTATCTCCTCTGAGGTTGCGCTACCGCTTGCATAAACAGTAGGGCTAAACTGGATAGCGACATTGGATGAATTGTTTGTTGTCTGGCCTAAGCTATTCATTAAAGCCGTGTCTCGTCCGCCACCTATCAATCCCATGCGTGCGCCTGTTTCATACCATAAGTCTTTTGACCTTGCCGCATTATTAATAGGAATGATTGCTTCTGATGAACCATCCTCTGCAACTCTTGTGAGAATTTCATTATCGTATATGCCACCTAACGCATTCTTTTTAGCTTTGCTATAGTTCGGACTATAATAAGCACTTGAATTAATAACCTGCCCCTTGCTATTCTTTAAGTCTGGCAATCCTGTTTCTGCATTAATGGTGATTTTTGAATTAACAGTAAATTCGCCTAGCTCCCTGTCTAAAATATCATCTATGTTGTTTGCTAAATCACTGATTATGCGGTCGATTTCTTCCTGTGACAATCCAGCTTGCTCGCCCATAGCTTGAACTAACTCTATAGGTATTGCCTCACCATTTTCGGCAGCTTTCCTTATAACTTCTTTGTATTCTTCGTTGTTTAGTGCTTGATTAGCTAAATAGTCATATACATTGGTGTTGTCATAAGCCATTATCTGCAATTCTTCAATTCGATTAATTTCATCAATTACAGCTTGATCTACAAGCTTTCCTTCTGCTGCAAGCTGATTTCTGTAGTTTTGGAGTTCTTCGAGTCTATCTGATAATCCATCCGTTAAACCTCTTACGGCATCTCTATCGTCTACATTTGAGAAATGCCCTAAATAGTACCACATATTGTCAGGGTCAAAATCGCTCTTGCCGTATAAATCGAATATATTTTTTATTCCGTTATCAAATGTTTCTTGCGTACTTCCTATTTCATCCGAATATTGACTTGTTATTGTTCCTGTTTCCGCCGCTGCAACTGAAGCTACATCTTGTGCGCTGTTGGCATAATAATACAGTGTTGCAAGTTCTTTTTCCTTGTCAGCATCCGCTTGGGTCATTGAATGTGAACGAACTGCTGCATCTAATTCGCTTAGTCTCTGTTCGTATGCATCTTTTCTTGTGCCTAGCTTTTCTTCTAATGCTTCCGAATTTTGTTCCTGCATTTCTTGGAAAGTCTCTGGTGTAAGCTGTCCAAGTAATGCATCTGCCGTATTTGCTGCAAGTGCTGAAGAAAAATCTGTATCAGCTATTTTTTGTTGGATTTCGAGCAATCTCTGTCTAGCCTGATTAATCTTTTTCTCTTCTATCTCGTCTAATACTCCATCCGCAAATGCATCATTTAAGACTTCTGATAATTTTGCACCTGCGTTTTGAGCTTGACCTTCCATGCGATTGTAAAAATTATTTAATCCAGAAACCTCATATCCATCGCCATATAGTATTTTGTCTGTAAGACTTGATTTATATCTGGCTGTCTCAATATAACTTTGCACATCACTAATAAGAGACTCAACATCAGATTTATACGTCTGCATTTCATCTTTAGACATTTCTATTCCCATGTTGATTTTCCAGTTCGCCTTATCTATATCTGCGTTTGTCTTTTTGATATTTTTGTCTAAATCTTCCAGCTCGTCATTTTGTTTATCGTATGCATCGTATAAGCCTTTAAGACCTTTGTACGCTAAATTTTCAGAGGCTTTTTCGATTTCTTCCATGGACAAAGCAATACTTCCGAAATGCTCATCAAGATTAGCGTCAATCATCTCCTTGTGAGCCTTTTCCGCATTGTTTTTTAGAATTGTATAGCCTGTGTATAATGCGGTTACGGCTGCAACTGCGGCTGTTAATACTTTAAGTGGTGTCGGGAGTGCCATAAACGTTGTGTACATCCTTGCGAGATTTGCTATACCTGTTAATGCAAGTTGTCCTACTGTCAGTCCTTTTATTAAGTCAAATATCGTTCCGCTATTATCAACGGTGAACTCTATTAGATTTAATAATCCTTCTGCTCCGTTTTCTGCGAACTCACCTAACTCGTTAATCATGTCTTTAATTTCATAGCTATGCTTCTCTCCAAACTCGTCAATCATTTCAATGATTGCTGGCATCTTAGCTGAGAACTCATTTAGTAAATCTTTTGCATCATCTCCAAAAGTTTCACCTATTCCGATTTTCATATCATCAACTGCACTAATCCATCTCTTACTTGCAGCTGCAAGTGTATCTGTTGCAGTGGCATTCATTGTGTCTAAGTCGCCTATAGAGTTTTCAATCTCTGCATCTAATTTGCCCCAGCTCGATTCTGCTATTGATGCTCCATCTTGTAGGGATGCCATAAGATAGCTTAACTGCGATGCATAACGAGTACCTGCAATAAGTCTTAAAGCGGACATTTTATCTTCATCATTTAAGCCCTCCATTGCCTCGCCTATGGCATATAGAGTTTCTTCTAAGCCTATAAAATTTCCCTGTGCATCATAAACAGATACACCTATTGCATCTAATCCTTTTCGTGCCTCTGGGTTTGCACCTATACGTGTGAGAATAGAATTTAAGGCTGTTCCTGCCTTTTCTGCTTTGATACCATTTGAACCAAGTACACCGATTGCAGTCATTAATTCATCAAGTCCAAAGTTACTATTAAAGTCCATGTTTGCGCCAAGAGTTACTGCTGCGCCACCAGTCTTGATAAGGGATTCCATAAGCATTTCAGCTGTGGTGTTTGCATTATTGTTTGTGGCAACAAGCATATCCATGTACTGGGTCAAATCTTTGACTTGTAACCCTACTGCGCCCAGGGAGTCAGTAACCAAATCTGATGTCACCTGTAAATCTGCCCCCGTAGCCTCTGCAAGTCTAAGCACTGGCATTAAGCCTTCTATGGATTCATCCACGCTCCATCCAGCAAGAGCCATATAGCCCAGGGCTTTTGCTGAGTCCTCGGCTGTAATAGTCGTGGTTCTTCCAGCTTCTCGTGCGGCAGTTGTCATTCTTTCAACTTCGCTTACTGATGCACTAGCAATAGCTGCAGTGTCTGCCATAGCCTGCTCAAAAGATGTATAGGTTTCTCCAATATCTGTAATGGCAGCTCTGGCAACATTAAAGCCTTGTCGGTAGGCATTTAACATAGTTCTGGTAACTGAACTAGTCATGCCAGCGAAACGCTCAATAGAGTAGTAACTTTGTGTTACCGCTTTATCTAAAGAGCCATCCTTTTTTCCGCCTATGATAACTTCTAGCTTTGCCGTTGCTTTACCCATTATTACTTGTCCTCTGTGTTTGTTTGTTGATTTCTTCTACTAGATTTAAAAATTCACCGATTGGTAATTCTCTAAGATACTGTAATGAGGTGGACATTCTAAGTGACACTCTAACAGTAAGTGCCCTCAGATTGTCTACATAGTCCTCGCCCACCCCTAGAACAATAAAAAATACAATTTGATTGTGCTTCGCACATCCTCAAAATTAGACCACTTCATATTGCTAAAAAACTCTATCGGTAGTCCTGTTGCTCTCATAGCAACGTGTTTGATGTATATGCTATCATCAAACTTATTGCCTGTAATTCTATGGTTCATGCGTTGCATTACCCTATCAAGGTATTCTGCATCGCTTTGTGTCATATCCATTAAGCCTGATAAATCAAGCTCTTTATATTCTTTTCCTTCAAACACATAAGGTAGTTTGAAACGAACTTTATATGAAAAATCTTGTCTTGCCTGTTCGTATGCTTTGTCTACCTCATCTTCGTTATTAATATCTGAGGCTGCCTCTAGCTTTGCCTCTTCCTCAATCTTGTTGTCATTTTCTATAATATCTTTGCTCATCGCATTCTCCTTATGTTTAAAAGCAAATAGCCAGGGGCTATAAAGCCCCAGGCTAAAATATTAAATTTCTAAATCAGATTAGAGATATTATCAACAACATCTGTGCCGTTGATTTTGCAAATACCATTAATCTTGTCGATTTCGGTAATTACCTCTCCGTCGATTTCCTCTTTGTAGTAGGTTACTTCCTTTGTGATGGAAGGATTGCCGTAACCATTCTTCTGCAAAGAGCCATAGTTAATAGCCTTTGTCATTCCTTTTACAGTAATGACACGACCTTTGTATTCCTTAGCTCCTGTATCTTTGTTAATCATTTCCTGAGCTGCCCTCATAATAAGAGGTATCTGGTCATTTCTGGCTAGATCGATATTCTCTCTTGAAATGTTTGAGAAAGGAATTTCGATTGTAGACGACTGAAGCTGTCCTGCTGATGGGTCGTCAATCTCCCCTGCCATTCCAGCCATATTAAGTGTCTCTGACACGTACTGGAAATTAGGTAATGTAACCTCGGCAGTAACTCCAAGGAGCTTTGAACTCTCTGAAGCTGTGCCCTGATACAGATTAAAATTGTTAATCTTTCCTGGTATATAAGACATTTATTATTCCTCCTCTCCTGTTAATGCTCTTTCGAGTACTGATGAATCCCATGTGAATACGTTCTCGATGTATTCAATTGGTGTCCAATCAGCATATCTTGTTCTGAAATGATAGCGTCCTTCTAGCACCTCTGACATAGGATTGTCTGATGCATTGAATACAATTTCAGCACCTGCAAGGGTATCTCCAATTAATGCGTTAAGTGATGCATTATAGTTAGAAACGATTGACTGAATACGCTTTGTTGAGCCATTGCGCCCAACTGTTGAAAGATACTCTGTCTTGAATCTATTCTCTAAGTAGTTAGAGACATTGACACACTTGATAAAGCGGTCATTAGGGTCTGTATCATCTGGATAAGCTGCTGTGTTGTTGCCCCAGAACTTCCAACCACCAAAGTAAACGCAAGTAGCAATGCCTTTAGCATTGAGGTAGTCGTTACATTCCTCGGTAGTAAGGTGAATTTCTGTTCCATCTGCCAGGCAGACAGCAGAAATCATTGCTTTTGTGTTATCTGGTGAGTCTGAAGGTACATTGCCATCTCTTGCGCACATATACTGCAGTAATGCGCCAGCAAGGGCAGACATTGACATCACTGTGTCGTCAACCTTTACCATAGGCCAGCATGGCAATAACCATCTTGAAGCAAGCCCATTTGCTTTCTTTGCTGCAAATACGTTTGCATAGTTCTTTACTGTACTTGACTCAATATCAACAATCGCAAGAGCGTTTGTCAGGTCTCCTGCAAGTTGTGCCTTGTTTTCAAGTGCTGTAGCTACTGCTGCATTCTCTGAGAACTTAGGTGCTAAGATGTATGATGCAAAAAGTCCAGTTGTTGAATATACTTCATCAATCAGTTCGATTCCTGTTCTAACATTGTTAGCGTCAAGACCGCCTATGATATCTGAAGCTGTCACCCCTGCTGGATTAAGCTTTGCGTATGCAACTGTAATAGAGGTTACATTTTTAAGCGCACCATCAGGTGTTACTGCTATTGCCAGATTTCCGTCTGCATCAATTGATGCTACATAGTCTGTGCCTACTGTTGCAGCTTCCCCTTCGTTTGTAACCACAACCTCAGCAAGCAAAGCTCCCTTGTCCTCGATTGTTACTGCGCCACTTGTCAATGTGTACTGCTTTCCTGCAACGGCTGTCTTGTGGGTAGCCTGTGATGGGTCTAGCACATTGATACAAATAATTGGCGCAACTGCAAATTTCTTGAATGCAAGATATGCAGCCTGAGCAAGTGTGTAGCTTGCGTAATCGGTTGTTTTACCGAAGTACTTTTCAAATTCACTCATCGAATGAATTGCGATTGGCTTATTGACAGCACTAGCTGGATTGTCCAGAGTATTAACTGGTGCTATACCTACGATGCACTGGATGCCGTATGTTCCAACACTAGGATCTACGCTTATTGATGTATCACGGTCTGTTGCGATTCCATGTAAATAAGACATTGATTATTCCTCCTTTGAAATAGTTTTTATTGTTTTTTCATACGCTAGGAACAATAGACTTCCCTTTGTATGTAGTTCTTTCTTTGCTGATACTATGTTGTCTAGGTCAACAAACAAGTATCTCGATAATGGTTCAACTTTTTCAGCCGCTGCCTTTATAGCCTCTGGCTCATAGTTGAATATCTGATTAGCTCGGGTTATGCCTTCTAGTTCGGGTCCAATGTATATAATCATAAAAGTTCCTCCACACCTCTTACATATTCCACGTCTTTAAATTTCCAATCACAGATTAAAGCCGCTTCGTAATAGTTTGGGTAGCTTTCTTGATTCCATCTCTTTTTCCCAGACTTTGGAACTAATTCAGCTTCCCCTTCTGCTATATTGTGAGTTTTAAAATGTTTCCATAACTCATTCATGAAACTTGCTATAATGATGTGTCCTTGTCTATCGTCCTCGTCTAGTTCAATAGAAACTATGAATTGCATCTCTACAGTCCAGTAGCCTTCGCTATCCAAGTCCTCGTCATTGATAATTACAATGACATAGTTTTCTAACTCATCATCATTTTCATCTGTCTTGTAGGGTTTTTCCTGTCGGTACACGTTCCAGTTTTTCCAGATTGCATCACCTTTCACATAAGGTTCTTCAATCTCTGGATTATCTATAGGGGTTCTACCTGGCACCGCCAGTCCGTGATTAGCAATGAGTTTTTCTACTTCCTTTGCAAGAATTTCTTGCAATTCTGTATCAACCATTAATTACCCTCCAAAACTCTTTCTGTCTCATGCTGTAGTCTTTTCAAAAAATATGCCTCAGTTTGCTCTTTAATTTCTTTCCATACTTCTGGTTCTGAAATACCTTGAACCATGGCGGGTCCTGCAACACCTCGGATAGGATATCTTTCGGGTCCTAGTCTAGTGAAAAGAGCGTACTTTTCTTCCTTTTTTCCTATCTGTACAAAATACTTAGGACTCTTAGAAAATTTCACATTTGGCTGCCCTTTTTCTGCATGACCTGAATATACTTTCGGTGGACGTTTCCCCTCGCTTGTAGTGCGCTGCGGTCTGACAGTCTGCTTGCCGCCAGTCCATTGTCGAAGGTTTATAAATTTTGATTCATATTCCAAAATTACCGAAGGGTACTGACTTCTTCGATTATGAAATGAATCGTTAATCATTTTCGAGCCAGCTTCATAGTGCTTCTTTAGCTCATTTCTGATAACCCTCTTCGCTGTTGGTTCTGACCTTTTGGCGGCTTTATAAATAATAGAATTAGTTTTGCCTTGCAGCTCTCCTAATTTCTGTCTTACCTCTGAGTCGTCAACTGTTATAACAATTTGATTTCCTGTCATAGCTACACCTACATTTCAAAGTCACCTACGTACAAAATAGTTACGCCCTCAACTTTGTCGATATCCTGTATTAACATATTTTTTCCATCCAAACGAATATTGGCTCTTGCTGAAAGTTTGCGACTTAAATCGGCTGTTCTTATGTATATAACATGAGTAGCTTTATTTATTTCATGCTCCTTTGGATTAAGTGTGGAATGCATTAATCCATAAGACATCTTTCCTTCTGATTGGTCCAATCTAGTTACAACACACGTATAGGTTTTTCCGTCTATAGTATGCTCACTGGCGAACTCGTCTAAATCAAAGAAAACATTTTGTAAATCGTCTGCAAAACCTTCTTTAAAAGTCATTTTTATTCCTCGTTTGAATCAGTCTCTTTTTCCACCTGCTTGCCACCTTTGGACTTTCCTTTTTTGCTTTCGTCTTTAGGCTCAGGCTTTGGCTCATCCTTTTTGGTTATATATCCATGGTTGAGCATTCTTTTAATATCAGCCTCGGTGAGGCCTGTTACAGCCTCACCTATGGCAAATGTTCCATCAGAAGTAATTATCTGAGTGTTTGCAATATACATAAGCTACCTCCTAAGCAAGGGTATCTTCGCCGTATACATCCTTCTGGTATGCAATCACTGCTGCCTTTAATTCAGCGAGTGTGCCATCATCTGTGGTAAGCTTATCCATACCGATTGATGTTCCATAAGCTACTACTGCTGCTTTAGATGTAATAGCGTTAATCTCTGCCTCTGTCTTTAAAGTTGCATCTGGGTCTGGCTCATCATCTGTGACAGAATCCTCAGAATCATCTTTTCCAACAAGTGTTGTATAGATATTTGCAACAAGCCAGCCTTCCTGGTCCTTTGGATAAGGAACTGGGCGAGAGAACATCTGAACCTCTTTGATGGAATCAATCTCATTTACTACAACCCTAGGTACAATCTTTTCAGCGTATGATCTAAAGCTATCTCCTTCAACGAATGTAACCTGTCCATATACTGTTGTACCCATGCCAGGTGCAAGCATAGCGATTGTACCAGCTGGAAGAAACTCTTTTGTTGTGCCGTCAAGGTCAACAAACTGGTCATCATATACAAATACGTTGAACAAATTACCAGAAATGTTAAGTGTTCCTATATTGTCTACACCTTCTGGGGTAGCTACTGGATTAACATTTCCGATTTCTACACGTCTGAAATCGAAGAACTTTAAGAAATCCTTCTTTGTGTAGAGAAGCTTTGCAACATCACTTGTCATTACAAGGTCTGTTGCCTTTACACCACGTTTTCTGAGTACAGTCGCCATATCAAACAACTGACCCATCCAAGCCTCTGCATCGTCAAGCTCTGTAAAAGTAGTTCCTGTATTGCCTGGTACAGTCTGGAAAAGGTAAACATTGTTAAACTCATTCTCATAGAACTGAAGCAATTTAACCTGCCCCTTAGTTCCATTTGCTGCATCCTCAGCTGTGGCGAAATGCTTCATTGTAAGCTTTCCAGTAGTGATTACCTCTGTAGCCATTTCTTCATGTCTACGAAGAATCATGTTTCTACCTTCTTCCAGCTTCTCTGCCTCAACCTCGTTTTCTCTGTCCTCTGGTGTTCTGCCTGATTCAGCCGACTCGCCAAAAGCCTTCTTTTCAAGGTCTGCTGCTGTGATTGTGAACTTAGGCGCAATAAATGGTGCTTCTACCTGCTCCGCTCTGTAGCCTTCTGTTGTCATAGCGATACCGCCTACAACTGGCACTACATAAGGTGCGATTGTGCGTCCACCTTTCTTCATCTCAATAAGTGCTTTCTCTGAATAGAATGTTTTTCCATCAGGGAAGTATCTGTCCTTGAAGAACTGGCTGACTGGGTAAATCTTCTTTAATGTGTCAATAAGTACATAAGTATTCTTAACCATTTTTCAAAACTCCTTTCGATTATTTGAGATAGATTCCCTTGTTCTGCAGGGTAATCTTGGTTACATCTGTGAGTGCTGCGGCTGTTGCTTTAATTGCACTTGTTCTGAATGTTCCAGAAACATAGCAAGGAACAACAACTGTTTCCTCGTCACTTGCAAACTCTGCGTCCTCTGCAACAATTACAGATGCGTTTCCATTTGCCTTGTGAATTGTATATACACCCGATGCTTCATCGAGAAGCATTCCTCTTTCAAGTTTTCCTGTTGCCGAATCATTATTTGTAAAAATAATATTCTCAGCGTCTACTGGGTGCTTTGCATCATAGATAAGGTTGTCATTTTCAACCTCGTAAACTTCACCATTAAGTCTGCTCATTTTACTGTACTCCTTTCTTAGCATTGACATATGCAGCCATAGCGTCTGCCTGTGCCTGTTCTGTATTAGAATCATCGTCCATACCTGTGTTAGGTTCACCAATACCAACACTATCAACACCTGACTCTGCACTGTCTGCAATTGCATTCTGCATATATGCTGCTGCAACTGCGTTCCCCTCAACAAGTGCTTTGTATGCAAGCTCCTTGCCATCCACAATGTCCTCGTACTTTGCTTTTTTTAACATTTCCGAACTAACATTGTTGGCGATTGCATCGAGAGATTTCATTCTCTCCCGTTCTGCGTTTACTGCATCAGTTTTAGTCTGTGCAATTACCTGTTCATACTCAGCTTTTGCTTCTGGGTTTTCATTTAAAAATTCCTGTAATCCCATTGCTTTTGCTCCTTTCGTAGAATTTTCTATATCAGATACGGGAGATTCCGTAAACTGAACATTATTATTTGCATCCTCGGTGGTTGACTGCTGCACTTGTTCCTGCTTTAGTTGCATAATTATTTCAAGTGCCTTTTCCTCGCCACCCATCTTGTCAATGAATGCTTTGACAGTCATAAATGCTGTTGCCTTATCATCAGAAATTAATGGCATGGTTGATGCCGCTACTGATGTAATGTCAACTGAGCCACCTTGTTCTTCCTTGTCTGTCATTAGACCGTCGCAAAATCCATACTCTATTGCATCTGCTGGACTCATGTAGGTTGATTCATCCATAAGTCTTTTTATTTCTTCCCTTGCAAGCTTTGTCTTGCTTTCATAAGCATTGATGATACCTTCGCCAATGGCTTTTAAATCCTTGGATTCTTTGTCCATGTCCTGATAGTCACCCTCTGCATAGCCCTGTACATTGTGTATCATGTACACTCCTGCCTCAGAGATTAACACCTCATCACAAGCGCAAGCTATGAATGTAGCTGCACTGCAAGCCCATGTAATATGAGCGGTGACTTTTCCTTGGTATTTCTTTATTGCAGAATATATTTCATATCCAGCAACCACAGTTCCACCAGGGGATGCAATCTCTAAAACCACATCGTCACCATCCGCTGACTCTAAAGCATTTTCGACAAGGCTAGGGCTAACTACTTCAATCCCAAACCATCTATACATAGCGGCTGTAGTGTCTGTGCATATCTGACCTTTTAGCTTTATTGTTGTCATTTTGTTTCCTCCTGTTTATTAAACACATCATTTACCATGGCTATTTTTGCATTCTCGGACTCTAACGCTCTAACGTTATCCTCAAAGTCGCTACCATTCATTGATGCCGCCTCGTCTTCTCTTGTCGAGAATCCGTTTTCTACTCTTGTTACGGCTGCGTTTACTTCCTGTACTGGGTTTAGGTGTCCAGGTGTAGGACCATTCCATGTACAAGCTGTGTATGCATTTCTAATCAATGGATCTATGAAAAAGCCTGGTGCATTAATTCTTCCCTTTGATACCGCCTCAGCAAACCACAGATTGTATACCTCTTGGCAGAACGCATTTACGAACCAACTTCTACGCATCCTAAAGGCTTTCCATGTTTCATTGATTGCGCCCTTTGATGCTGAAAAGCTTGCTTGAAATTGCTTTAGCAATACCTCTGGTGATATTTCAAGTGCTGCGCCTATCTGAGTAATAATAGATTTAACAAATACGTCATATCCATTATTAGGATGTGTACTTTCTACTGGTTTGATATCTTCGCCCTGTTTCAGGTAGTTTACTGTGCCAGTTCCTAAAGCAATCTGGTCAACCTCTTCATCTGCTGCCTGACTTGCTTCTCTAAGCTCTGCTGGTTCTTCCTCATCTACACCGCCAAACCCTGCGATATCATCGCCATTTTCTGTTGTGACGAAAATTGTAAACATTGAATTTACAATCGCTGCCATTATCTCGGCTTCGGTATACCTTGAAATCTGCTTTATACTTTGAACTACTGGTGCAAGTAAAGGTACACCTCTATATTGTTCTGCTCTTTCAGCATTGAATATGTGCAACACATTAGGGTTTCCGCTTTTTTCACTGCGCTTTACTACTCTAGTCCATTCTTTCTTACCGCTTCCTGACTCTTGCGGATTGATTGAGCATATATGATAAGCTACAACCTTACCTTCAGAATTGATTTCAATTCCATTCATAAGGCTATTGCCATTTGGCAATCTTTTGATAGTTCCTGAGAATGTACCACTTGAGCCATCATTGCAGACTCTATCTGATTCAATTAATTTAATTCTTAGTTGATATGGGTTGTTAATCTCTGGTGCTTTTGCATATTTGATTAAACAAAATTCCTCACCATTGACTAGCCAATCCCTAAAGGCTATCTGTTGTAGCTCATAAAAGTTGTTCAAATCTGCCGCATCGCATAATGTAGATTCAGCCCATAGCTTAAATTCCTTTTTAATCCTGCTTGTAAGTTCTGCTGCTTCATCTTTGCTGATGCCTAGAAACTCATAGTCAATCTTTGGCTTTGGTGTGAGTCCTGGTCCTACAACATTAGTTCTAGTAGCATTGACCGCTGCCGCTGCGATGGAACTGTTCATAGCTAAGTCTCTTGAACGTTCCCTCAGAGTTTTTCTGTTTGACTCTATATCGCTTACAGGTGAATAAGAACTAGCGTGCCACCTTTTAGCCCATGTAGCATTTCCGCTTGCTCCACCATGGGAGTAGCCTGAGTTTGTCAAATCCTCTAGGGCTGACATACGAGCTTGTATTATTGCTATCTTTGCCTCGTTTGCAGCTATTTTTTTCAGATTTTCACTTTTTATAAGTTCCTGTTTAATTTTTCTATTCTCGAAAAATCCCATATTTAACCTCTTAGCCTAGTGGAATAATGCGTCTGGCTGTTCTTCTTTTACTTGTTCCATGGTCTTCATAATTTGCTATTGCCTCATTGTATGCATCAAGTTCTGACTCTATACGTGACAAATTTGCTCTTGTCAGTTGTTGACCGCCTATAATATAGCTTTGTGCTCCACCTACAATCTTTTCCCATGCCGATTGTAGTAAGTCTCTATGGGAACAAGCTCTGTCATAATCTTTTTTATTTCTGATGATTACTCTCATAAAAACTCCTATAAATCTATAGCGTTATAAGTCTTTCTCTTGTTCACTGCCCTCTTTAAACCAGGTCTCATGTAATTAATGCCTTTATCCAGTTTCTTTTCTAGGACATCAAAATCTGGTCTTATTAATTCAAGTGCTGCAAGATTGTAGTTGAACAAATCAAGAGGCTCGTTTCTTGCGCCTGCCTTTTTTACCCAAACTGATTTATATACACCATTTACCTTTTTTGAATAGCCTGCACCAGGTTCTTCTATGGTTAGCCGATTGGTTATATCGTCCTTGCCAGAGTCAACACCTAGTATTTGAATTGCAGTCCTGTCAACGACTACATTCTTTCCATTGGGTCTTTCTTCTTTGATTTCAACAACTGTCTTTTTATGCAATAGTTGTAAATCTGGCTTTCCTGCATAGCCTTTCACAGCCCAACATTTAAAGCCTTTTTGTTTCATCTCTTTTGACCATTTGTAGACTTTGTTTGTATAATGGCCGCCTGAGTCTATACAAAATCCAGCAATATTTAGTTCGTTACCATTTTCAAAAGAAAATGTCTGACTCAAATAAGCCTCTAAATCTTGCCACACATCATTTTTTATTAAATCGCCGTATATCTCATTTTTATAGATTCCCCACGATTCATAGTTTCTCGCCCACCCTCGGATTTCTACTTCGAAGCGGTCGTCTTGCACATCTACTGAGGCTGTCAGAACCAATACACCCTCTGGCAAATCTGCTCCATATTTTTCAGCACGTTTTAGCATCTGGTCTTCGTTAGCAGTCTTGCTATCTACTGCATCCGTTTCATCCCACGTCTGCCCTAAAACTGTATTGACAAATACTTTTAAATCCTCTGTATCGTGGTAGGTTTTTAGCCTTTCGTTTGCGTCCTTAAAGTTCTCGACTATTTCTTCCCAGTCCACAAAAGGACTAGCAAGTTCATTCAATGTAAAGGATCTAAACTTTTTTCTTTCTGGTGCTTTTGCAATCCATTTATGTTTTGACTCTTTCCATTGCTGCTCTGTATGCAAAGCTCCGCAATGCTTACATACCATTTCAAGAGTCTCAAATTTTATTCTTTTGAAATCGTATTCTTGATATTCCCCACAGCTAGGACACATGACACACCACGTTTCCATAGTGCCTTTCAAAAAAGCCGTTTCTATATTCGACCTGCCCTTAATCGTTGGGGTGGATGTCTTAATATGCTTTTTGTTCCAGTAACTTGTCGCTCTTTTTTCTGCAAGCTTGATAGGGTTTCCTTCGCCACCTGCTGAATCAGGAAAACGGTCTACTTCGTCCATCCATATTATTCTTCGTGGGTCTGACGCAAGAGACGATGGACTATTAGCTCCAGCAATTGCAATTGAACCGCCAGGATATTTTTTAAGCATTAAAGTGTTGTTACTACTTTTTGCTTTTGCATCTGCAACTTTTTCATGCAATTGTGGAACGTCCTCTATCATCTGAGCGAATCGAGTCTTTGAAAACCTTTCGCCATCATTAAGAGTAGGCATTACTAACATTTGAGTTGTTGGCTCGTAGTCAATGTAATATCCAATTCCACACATTATGATTGTTGTTTTACCAACTTGTGCGCTTGACATGACTGCAACATCTGTTACCTCTGGGTCTGTTATTGCATCCATGATTTCACGTTGATAAGGAATAGAGTCTGAGTTAAACTTTCCAGCCTCATTACTGCCAGCTGGTAAAACCATATATCTATCAGCCCATTCAGAAATCGTAAGGGCTTCTTTTGGTCTGAGTTGTTTCGCAAGCTCGCACATATAATCTAAAGTGTGTCTGCTAACTTTACTCATCCTCTTCATCTCCTAGTGCTTGTATTTGCTCGTCCGTAACATTTACATAATCATCACTGTAAAAGTCGTTAGGGTTGTATGCTGCAAGCTCTGTAAGTGCCTGGCTGATTTCATCCTCTAATATCTGTTGTATCTGTACCCTGTTTTTGCCCTCCAGCTTTTTGGCAAGCTTTGTAGGCATAGCCGTCATTTTGGATTTAAACTTTGTAAACATATCAGTCATAACAGCTGATACGTCCTCCGACTTATGAACTTGTCCACGAATTAAAGCCAGTCTAATTTCTGAAATCTGTCGCTTGATATATTCGTGTCTTGCTTTTTCTTCGTTCAGGTTTAAATCTGTTGGTATCTCATTAACACTTTTGTTAGATAACTGCTTTACTTTTAAAAGTGTTATATAGTTTTTAATGCTTTCAAACAGAAGGTAATTTCCTCTGCTTTCTTTTTTCACAATTCCATCTGCCGTCAATTGGCGGATTCTCGAAGTTTTAACATCAAATACTCTCGCTAGAATTTGGCTCGATACAGTGATGCTGTCAATATCTTCTACTTGCATATCCATTCTCCTTTTATCGAACATACATTCGAGCAATATGTTAATTTTTTTTCGATTTTTTCG